GAAAGTATAGCACCACATTAATCGCCTGTTCTTAACACAACCGCGGTCTCACGTCACCGCCCGCGCCCACGTAACCCAGATACCGCTGACTCCCCCAACTAACACACGGACAAATCTCCCAATGTAGAGTCTGGCCCTTTTTATAGAGTTCCAATTCGGCAATGGTGCCGAATACCCACCATTTCGGCTGCAGCACCTGACGCTGTTGGGCATCATGCGTTTCCACCTGTTCAAAGTAGTTCCACGCCTTCGTCGCATCCGCCAGCGCCTGAACACCTAGCCGCTGACCCATCTCCGCAGGATATGGTTGCTGTGGCCATACGTTGATCGGTGTTGCGACCGTATACGACTGACAGAATGTATTCACGAGGCACATGTCGCCCATCTAAACGTGTCGTCGTTTCTGTTAGTCTAATGAACGCCGTTATTCCACAGCTGCGCCAAGCAACCTACGCGAAACCAACGCGTTCCGATATGGCTGTGCTCATGGTGCTGTTCAATCCCACCGGCGCCGTGCGACTTGTAGAAAACTGGCTCTACGTATGGAATAAACTCCGCATGGCGGGCATCCCTGTGTTCGGCGCCGAGTTGCTCTTCAGCTGGCAGCACACGGCTTCTCTGGCCCCCGAATTCAAAACGATCACTGTGCGCAGTGACTCCATCATGTTCCACAAGGAGAAGCTACTGCATCGGCTGGAGCGCGAAGTACCCGCCGAATTCACGAAGATCTGCTGCATTGACTGTGACATTGTGTTCGGACGTGCTGATTGGTATGATGCAGTCTCTGCGGCATTGGATGAACGCGCAGTGGTGCAGCCGTTTTCTGCCTGTATTTGGCTCGGGCCCGATCTTCGCACGCCACTTGCAATCAATCCCAGTGCAGCTGCCGAGCTACCGAAGATTCGGGAAGCACACGCGACGGGCACGACTGATCGTCTAACGGGATTTCCTGGATTCGCAGTGGCCATGCGGCGGGTTGCATTGCTGCCGTTTCCATGGGCTATCGTCGGTGGCGGTGACTCGGTGCTTTTCCGCGGTGTGAACGGTCTCAGTGGAGAATTTGCAAATCGCGATATGCGTCGTCTGATAGAGCCCGCGTGGGTTTCGTGGTCCAGCACGGCACGTGCTGCGGGCGATATGGGTGGGGTGTCCGGGCACATCTGGCATTTGTGGCACGGGCCGCAGAGTGGCCGTCAGTACTATGATCGCTACGTGAAATTCGTGGAGGCACTGGGGCCTCTTGCCGCCAGTTGCACTGATATTCGTGATCTGGTTGTGGAAAATGCCGATGGTGTGTGGAGTTGGCGGGAGGATGTCCGCAAGCCGCTGAACACCATGATGCTGCGGTACTTTGCAGGCCGCGATGATGACAGCGTTACTATAAGATGAGTGCTCCTGGGGGCGGGAAATGGCATTGCTATATGCTAGAAACCTGCGACGGAGGGAAATCCAAAACATACGTGGGAGCAACAGTGGATCCTGCGCGGCGCCTGCGACAGCACAATGGAGAACTCGCGGGTGGTGCGCGGGCTACGCATGGGCGACGCTGGCGGCGGCGGTATCTGGTGGGTGGCTTCGCAGATGAGCGGTCGGCATTACAGTTTGAATGGCGTTGGAAGTTTCTTACACGACGTGCTCAACAAGGGACATGGCAGCAGAAAAGAGCACAGGCTCTGGCGATGCTGATGGCCGACACGGAGGGCTTGGAGATTCTGGAAGGCGGACCATCTGACGTGAGCGAAGGGAGTACCGATGGCCCGTGAAGTGGGGCACGGGTGGCATTTCAGTTTGCGGCTTCAGAGACTTGAGATGGTGGTGACAGTAGAATGCATCTACGGGCTGGGGTGTGAACGCAGGGCGACTGCAGGGTTTCCCCGCCAACGTCATCGCTTCGCAGCGATAGTAGAGCATGGGGCCACGGCGGATCTTGTTAGCCATCCATGCGGCACTTGCAGAGTCAAAGTCGGCGGTGTTCATCGTAGTTGGCGGCGGGGCCGGCGGGTGCTGCGGCGTCAACCTTTTGACTAACAGGGGTACTTGTGGTACGGCTGTTAGTGAAACGTGGGATCATGTACATTTGTTACTTATTATAGCACAGTATTGTTACTGTTCATCTCTAACTTATTAGTTAGAATAGGCCAGGCCGCCCATACCGCTCATGATGCGCAGCACGTTGTAGTTGGTAGCATAGATGCGGAAGTTGACACTAGAGATAGAGACTTCACCCGCCTTGAACGTCTCAGGAGTCAGCGTCACGTTCAGCGTCGAATTGTCAATGCGGCTGAAGTTGCAAGAGCCAGACGGCTGGAGATCCTCAGGCTTCAGAGCGAAGCTGTAGACGTTGATGCCGATGGAAGGGCTGTTGGTGTGGTGCTGGTAGGGCTGCACGAAGTTGAAGTAGCTGCCCTCACGCTCCGTGAAGCGGTCCTGGCCGTTGAGCTGCAGCTTGGCCACCGCAGTAGGGTTGCCGCAGTTCAGGTCCGTGTAGCAGAACGGGGAGTTTCGGGTGCTGTTGCAGTCCACACTGCTAGGGTTCTGGGTCACCCACACAAGCTCCTTGCAGGGGTGGTTGAACTGCAGGCGAACCTTGTTGCTGGTGGAGGTCAGAGACTCCTCACCCGTGTACTGGAGCTGCTCAATGAGATATTCATGGGCAACCTGGGCGAACCGGCGACGCTCCTCAGTGTCCAGGTAGATGTAGTCCACCCACAGAGAAGAGGCCACCAGACCCTTGGAATTCAGCTTGGCCGCCGCACCAGAGTCAGTGGTGTTGATGAGGTAACGGACATCCTGCAGGTCCAGGTTGATCTTGACCTCGTGGTACTGGAGGGCAATCAGAGGCAGAGCCAGGCCCGCGTGGCGACAGAACCAGAACTCCAGAGGGATGTAAAGGGTTGTCTCGGGAAGGCAGTCAGTAGTCTTAACGTTTGCATTTCTAGAGCAAAGATTGCTGTTATAGAAGGCAGGCGAATTGATAGATTCTGTAATAGACTGAAGCGCGCAGCCCTCATCAGAGATACAGGCATTGCAGGTACCAGGGGAAGTGAGCAGCACACCACCGATACCGTTGACCATGCGGTTGTAGTTCAGCTGCTTGCCCACGGGCAGGGTCAGCTCATTCCACAGATGCAGCCACTCACCGTACTGGCGGTCAATCAGTTGGCCGCCGATCTCTACCTCCACCTGCTTAATCAGGGCCTGACCGACACCCTGCACCCAGTTCAAACTGGGATCTTGAGCAGTAACGACCGAGCTATCCACGGCAGGGAGGGTGACCTGCAGATAGACCTTATGGATCAGATCGCCGTTGCGGGCAATCGTGCACTGCACGCGCTTGCCGAAGTTGGCCACACCGTTGAAGGTCTGCTCAATGGACTCCATCGCGAAGTTAGAGTGACGACGGTAGAGCTGCTTGAAGAACGTCACCTGGGGGTTCGCCGTCAGATAAACATCCTGGGCACCGTAGGCAACGAGCTGGAGAAGGCCACCGTTGGTCATGTTATACTCCTGCCGGAGAAAATCTTTTTGGATGGATCCACAGATCGGCGGCCGGGGGCCGCGACAGCGATCAATGGATCTCTTGATTTCTGTTAGTTAGCTAACGGGCCATGACGGCTAGCCTATTTAGTTAGTCGCAGTTAAGAGGCGCAAGCGCTGGCTCTTAATTGCTATAAGCCCGCTGCGCGGGCGACGCTCCTCCAATACGCTGCTGCGCAGCTTAGTTGGAGTACGCCAGGCCGCCCATGCCGCTCATGATGCGCAGCACGTTGTAGTTGGTGGCGTATACGCGGACCGTCGCATTTGTCTGCTTGGAGGCATTAGAAGGGATAGGGGTACCCGTAATATCTGTGATGAAGCTCACGGTGTTCACCACGTTCGTGCCCAGAGTCAGATTCAGCACGGCATTGTCAATGCGGCTGAAGTTGCAAGAGCCAGAAGGCTGCAGATCCTCAGGCTTCAGCGCGAAGCTGTAGACGTTGATACCCGTAGAGGGCGTCGCCGTGTGGTGCTGGTAGGGCTGGACGAAGTTGAAGTACTTGCCCTCACGCTCCTGGAAGCGGTCCTGGCCGTTGAGCTGCAGCTTGGCCACGGCGACGGGATTGCCCAGGGCAGCATCCGAGTAACGCCAGGGGGCATTGTAGTTGCTGTTGCAGTCCACATAGCTGGGGTTCTGAACCACCCAGATGAGCTCCTTCACGGGGTGGTTGAAGGACAGCTGGATCTTGTTGCTGGTGGACGTAACAGACTCCTCACCCGTGAACTGGAGCTGCTCAATGAGGTACTCGTGGGCGACCTGCGCGAACCGACGGCGCTCCTCGGTGTCCAGGTAGATGTAGTCCACAAAGAGAGAGCAGCCAACCAGGCCCTTGTCGTTCAGGCTGGACAGCACGGCGGAGTTGCCTGCCGCGTAGGACGAGCCAGTAGCCGGCACGTTGACCAGGTAGCGCAGCTCGTTGAAGTCCACGTTGATCTTGACCTCGTGGTACTGGAGGGCAATCAGAGGCAGAGCCAGACCCGCGTGGCGGTTGAACCAGAACTCCAGAGGGATGAACAGCGTGGTCTCAGGCAGGCAGTTGTTGCTCACATCCGTGGAGCTGACGACGTTCTCCATGAACACGCAGTCGGCACCGGTGGCGGCCAGCAGCGGGTTCTCGCAGGCAGTGGCCTGGCGCACGTCCTTGGCAGGCTCCGTGGAGCAGTTATCACAACCTATGTTGTTGGTGGAACCATTTATAAGACGAACACCACCCAGGCCGTTGACCATCTCCAGGTAGCCACGGTCCTTGCCCGGCGGCAGGGTCAGCTCATTCCAGATGTGCAGCCAGTCACCGTACTGCTTGTCAATGCGCTGGCCGCCAATCTCAACCTCCACACTGTTGATGAGGTACTGGCCGACGTAGGGAATCCAGCTGAACATACCATCCTTGCTGTCGAAGTCCGTGTAGTCCACCGAAGGCAGAGTGGCCTGCAGGTAGACCTTGTGGATCAGATCGCCGTTGCGGGCAATCGTGCACTGGACACGCTTGCCGAAGTTGGCCACACCGTTGAAGGTCTGCTCAATGGCCTCCACGGCGAAGTTGGAGTGACGACGGTAGAGCTGCTTGAAGAACGTCACCTGGGGGTTCGCCGTCAGATAGACATCCTGGGCACCGTATGCGACGAGCTGGAGAAGGCCACCGTTGGTCATGTTATACTCCTGCCGGAGAAAATCTTTTGGTGAAGATTCACTGATAGGCGACCTCGGGTCACGGGGCGATCAATAGATTTCTGTTCGTTAACTAACAGTCACTCAACACGAGTCTGTTTAATTGCTGTAGGCTAATCCGCCCATACCGCTCATGATGCGCAGCACGTTGTAGTTGGTGGCATACACGCGGCTCTTGCACGTGTTGCCGTTACCGACAGCATTCGGTGTGAGCACCACGAACAGATTCGCGTTATCAATGCGGCTGAAGTTGCACGAGCCGCTGGGCTGATGATCCTCGGGGTTCAGCGCGAAGCTGTACACGTTGATTCCCACAGCAGGGATGTTCGTGTGGTGCTGGTACGGCTGCACGAGGTTGAAATACCGGCCCTCGCGCTCTGTGAAGCGATCCTGACCGTTCAGCTGGATCTTGCCCGTCACCGTGGGGTTCTTACCCGCCAGACCCACCACCGTCGTGATACTGTAGCCCGATTCCAGTGCCGCGCGATCCCAGTAGTCCGAATAGTTGAACGGCTGCTGGCCCTTCCACGCGTCCACAACGGAGGGGTCGCAGCTCACGAAGGAGTCGCGCTGGATCACCCACACAATCTCCTTCACGGGGTGATTGAAGGACAGCTTGATCTTGTTCGCGCTGGCCGTCAGAGACTCCTCACCTGTGAACTGGAGCTGCTCAATGAGGTACTCGTGGGCCACCTGGGCGAACCGACGGCGCTCCTCGGTGTCCAGGTAGATGTAGTCCACCCAGATGCTGCAGGCCACAATGCCGTAGTTGTTGATTGTATCGCGGATGAAGGGGCGATTCGTCCAGATGAGATTGCGCAGATCATTGAATTCCACGTTCAGCTTCACGTCGTGGTACTGGAGAGCAATCAGGGGCAGTGCGAGGCCCGTGTGGCGGTTGAACCAGAACTTGAGAGGAATATAGAGCATGTACTGAGGCGTGCAGCTGCGCGCCTCGGCGGAGCTGTGGGGGTCACCACCCAGACAGTCATTGTCGCAGCCACCATCGGGGCCGACCTGGCTGATAATGTTCACCAGCTCCGGTACATTGCCGACCATCTCTGCGTAACCGGCCTGCTTGCCAGCGGGACAAGTCAGCTCATTCCAGATGTGGAGCCAATCGCCGTAGTGCTTGTCAATGCGCTGACCGCCGATCTCAATCTCCACGCTGCTGATCAGATTGTGACCAACCCAGTTCAGCCAACGGAACTGTGCGCCGGAGACATCTGAGTTGGACTGGTACTGATAGATCTGATTCAGATCCACCTGAGGCAGCACGGCCTGAATGTAGACCTTGTTGATCAGATCACCGTTGCGGGCAATCGTGCACTGCACGCGCTTGCCGAAGTTGGCGACACCGTTGAAGGTCTGCTCCACGGACTCCATCGCAAAGTTGGAATGACGACGGTAGAGCTGCTTGAAGAACGTCACCTGGGGGTTCGCCGTCAGATAAACATCCTGGGCGCCGTATGCGACGAGTGACATAAGCGCACCTCCGGTCATTGCTATAATCGGTCGCTAGTTTTTTTTGGCACGTGCGCGTCCGCTGCCGGTTAAAGGCCCTGCCCCACGCATCGGATAGTTATATGTCTATTCGTGATGTTCTGATGAGTGAGCAGCTGGAGTGCAAGTCCAGCGCGGCGTCACGCCCCGCAACATTAGAGGGGCATCATCAGCAGCGGTTGCGTGAGTTTGCGGAAGAGAAGAGTGCACTGAAAACTCAGCGTGCTGAACTCGCAGAGCTTGAGGCGCGTTTGGCAGCCGCATCTCCTCTGACAGATGAAGCGTGTGTTCTGAGCGATCAGATAGATGCATTGCGTCAGCGAATCCGACACATTGAGCGCGATGAAGGGCGTCTCAATTACTTTCTGGATGTCGGCGATATGATGTTTCAGTACTATGAGGCACAGAACTCGGTGGCACGAGGTGAAGTAGAGGCCACGTTACCTACAGAGAGATTACCGGCCAACTCGGTGCTGAGTTATTTTTTGGAGGAGGATAGCACTCAGAAGATGCCCACGCCTGCGGTACCGGCGGCAGCAGCGGCCACGCAGGGTCAGTCTGCTTCCAAGTTGACAATTCAGGAGGGTCTGTTCCGTGATAAGCTCCTGGAAAAGTATCTGGCCAAGGTGGACCCCACACAGATTAAGAGTGGCATTATGCCAGGCAGCGGAATAGAACCTGGATGGGGTACATGTCCCACCTGCGATTTGGAGCTAACCTTTTATCAGAGTGAAGCCGTGTTGGGGTGCGGTCGCTGTGGATATGAGGAGTTTGTTCTGGTTGACAGTGAGAAGCCGAGCTACAAGGATCCACCGCGTGAGGTCACGTATTTCGCCTACAAGAAGATCAATCACTTCAACGAGTGGCTCGCGCAGTTCCAGGCCAAGGAGAACACGGATGTACCGCAGGAGGTCATTGAGGCCGTTATGCGGGAACTGGCGAAGGAGCGTATCAAGGACCCCAAGAAGGTCAAGAAGGAGAAGATCCGCGAGATTCTCCAGAAGCTCAAGCTGTCCAAGATGTACGATCACGTGCAGCAAGTCAAGAACCATATTCAGCACCAGATGAACAATCTGACGCTGTCCAAGGAGCAGGAGGAAAAGCTGCAGTATCTCTTCAAGGAGATTCAGCCGGCTTTCATAAAGTACTGCCCCGCGTCACGGTCCAACTTCTTGTCGTATCCGTATGTGCTCTACAAGCTCTGTCAGCTACTGGAGATGGATGAGTTCCTGCCGTGTTTCCAGCTGCTCAAGTCGCGTGAGAAACTGTACCAACAGGATCAGGTGTGGCAGAATATCTGCCGCGAGATGCAGTGGCAGTTTATTAAGTCAATTTAATACCCGCGTATCCTAGGATGTCATCTCTCTGCCGGTTCCGAACGCTGTTCGGAACACCGGGTCGCGGAGCCCATAGCTGGCGAATCGGTGGAGTTGCCGCTGTGGACGTGATTCTGACAGTGTTGGCGGCGTGGCTGATCACGGCGATGGCTGATTGGCTGGAGCGGCCAGTGAACTTCTGGTACGTTCTCGGTGGTCTCTTCGTGACCGGTATCGCGATGCACCGGCTGTTCTGTGTACGGACAACAGTGGACCGTTTGCTATTCCGGTACCGTGAAGTGCCAAAGTTAAGCCCACCTCCTTTCAGTCGGTCAGCTAAACTTGTAGCACTTCCAGCAAGAAACCGCCAAAGTATGTACTCCGCTTCGCTACGTACTTAACTTTGGCACTGGACGGTAGCGACAGCGGGTAGCTAAAGAGATTGTGCCGATGCGTGAGAAGATGTTAGAGCGGTGGTTGGTTTTGAAGGGTATCGCGGGGCTCGGTGACCGCCTGATGACGCTGGCGCGAGCCATGCAGTTCGCTGCGGCCACGGGGCGCACGCTCTTGATTGATTGGTCGCACGATTCATGGAACCATAGTGTGGAGGAACCAAAGGGATTCTGGCACTATTTTGACTTGGTGGACTTGCCGGCTTCTGTAAATGTCGTGCGTGGCGATGCGGAGACTTACGCGATTCTGGATCGCTTGAGTGCGGCGGGAGCAGGAGTAACACCGTCAGTCTTCCGCGGCGCGCTTCGCAGAACGGATTGGGAGCTCAATCGCTCGGTGGGCCGTCTTTTCATTGGTGACGAGCCGGTGCAACTCACAGATGCGGCGATCGTGACGTCGCGTGAGTCGGTGGTCGTGTATCTGGCCTACTGTTCGGGCCCTCTGGAAGGTGTGCTGCCACATCTGCGATTTCGCACTGTGGATCCACATGGCGCGGTGCGCTACACGATCGGTGTGCACTTTCGGAATACCGATAAGAGCAACGATCTGACGGAGATGCTGGAGCGAGTGCAGCGGGTCTGGCGCGCGGGAAGTGGGATCTATCTGGCAACCGATGATGAGGCTGCGATTGATGTGTTTTGCCGTGAATTCGGGGGTGATGTTCATTACTCGCGGCCACCTCCCCGCCCTGCAAGTGGTGGTGGCATTCATCATGCAACGGCGGCTGAGTTGGCGACTGTTGGTCTCACAAAAGAGGATCTGACGCATGCTATGATTCGGGATGTGATGCGGCTGCGGGATTCGGTGGTTTTCGTTGGATGCCCGAACTCGCTGTTTTCGGCGGTGGTGACGGGACTGCGTTCCGGTCTAAGGAATAGGATAACGGGATAGAGTGGATGCTCCTTTAGCGCAAGTGGATAGCGCGATCGCCTTCTATCTCGCCTTGGCCTCGGCCTCGGCCTCTCTCCTGAGGTGGCGCAAGCGGTAGGTTGTGGGTTCTAGTCCCACAAGGAGTGATTCCACTGGGCTCTGCCCAGAATGGTCTATTAGCTCGTTCGGCGCCAGCCGTGCTTGCTAATGGGCCGCTTTCGGTCTATTAGCTCAGTTGGTTAGAGCGTGGTGCTTATATCATTATGATATGCTTAATGCACTTGTTACATACAAGCGAATGTAACGCCAAAGTCGCGGGTTCGATTCCCGCATAGACCACCATCGCGCCAATAGTTCAGTGGTAGAATGACTCTCTTCCAAAAAGGCTGTTAGCCTGCTTGTTGCAAGGAGTTGACATGGGTCCGATTCCCGTTTGGCGCAAAACGCAGCGACGCAAAGCGCTCTTTTGAGCTGGCAATGCCGGCTAAAAAGATAGCTTCCAGTGACCAACAGAACATGTCTCAGACGATTGCAGCCTTTGACCTCGGTATCAAGAATCTATCATACTGCGTGGCGACTCTGGATGTCAGCGGTGCCATTCAGGCCGTGCCGCGGTGGGCCAACCTCAATCTGTTAGCCGATGGTGCAGACTCACAGTCGCAGACGCGGTGCCCTTGCTTGGGGCCTGCATCCTTTGAGGACACGGTTGCCGGTCGCCTGTACTGTAAGAAGTGCGCGAAGAAATCCGCAAAGCCGCCACTGGATCTTGAGGACATGACCCTCAAGGGGCTGCGGGCCTATGCGGTCAGCGGGTGTGGTGTTGATGCGACGGCGGCCAAGAAGATGAAGAAGCCCGAGGTTCTCGCGGCCATCGGTCAGCGCCGTCTTCTCCCGTACAAGGCACCCAAGGCACGCGGGGTAACACTGCAGGCCATTCTGGCTGGCATGGAGAAGTGCCTGGACTCCGAGCTCCAGTGGCTCGCCGCGGCGGATCGTATTCTGATTGAAAATCAGCCATCTGAGTTCGCACCACACATGAAGTCTGTGCAGATGATTCTGTTTGCTCTCGTGGATCACAGACTGAGGGCCGAGCACGGGTGGACGGGTCGCATTGATTTCGTACACGCCAAAAAGAAGACGGCGGGGGCGGACATTGCGGCCGGCAAGGAGAACAAGAAAGCACGCAAGGCAGCGGGTATCGCACGGGTGCGCGCGGCATTGACGGCAGCCGCTACCGCGACTGGCGTGGCTGCACAGCTGGCTTGGTGGTCTGCACAGGCCAAGCAGGATGATCTCGCGGATGCACTGCTGATGTGCCTGGATGCCTGAGCGTTCAGACTTCCTATTAAAGCTCGGCGTTTAAGACAACGATATGAGCGTCCAGTTCGCAGAGGCCGGCCCGGCATCCAAGATTGATCTGACGGCTTTTGCCAGCCGCGCCAAAGAGATTGATATCGGCAGTGATGATCTACAGGAGCTGGATGACATGGGTGTGGGTCTTCTTGCGAATCCGAACAAGGTCGCGCCGTCACCGAAGGGTGTCCGGTTTGGCGGTGTTGCGGTAGACGGAGGCGCAAAGCAGTTTAGCATTGGTGGGCCGGGTGGTGGACTGGGTGGCGGTGAGATGCCCACGCTGAACATCAAGCCCGTGGATGATCTGGAGGTCGTGAACCTGGAGGTGGGTCCCGGTGCTTCTGATATCAAGCTCAATCGTGACGGTGCTGATGGCGGAGGGGGTGCGGCAGAGGTTCCGTTCGTAATCAACACGGGTTCGGGCACATCTGCGGATGGAGGTGCCAGTGGCGCGGGAGGCGGCATGTCAGCAGAGGATGAGTTCAAGGAGAAGCAGCGTCTGCTTACGAAGCTCGGTCGTCTGGATTCCAGCGGTGTCACGGGTCAGCGCATGACGATGGCGAACTCGCTGGATGAGCTCAAACTGGAGTACGATCGGCGCACGGATTCCAAGAATCTGGAGGCGTCCATTCGGTTTCAGCGGAATGCACTCATGACCTTCGTCACCGGTGTGGAGATGGTCAACGAGAAGTTCGGTCAGCGTCTGCCAGTGAAGCCGCGCCTAAAGGGTTGGTCAGAGTCCGTGCACACGAACATTGAGGACTTTGACTCCATTTTTGAGGAGCTGTACGATCTGTACAAGGACTCTGCGAAGATGCATCCGCTACTGCGCCTCGTGGGTACACTGGGTGTGTCGGCGACCATGTACCACCTGACAAACTCGGCTGCGGAGCGTTCGGGCATTCCTGGTATGCAGGATATTCTGAGTGAGGATCCTGAGCTCCAGCAGCGGGTGGCGGCGGCCATGATGCGCAAGATGGGTGGGCTCGGCCAGTTCATGAATGCTGCAGGCGGCGGTGGCGGTGGCGGTGGCGGTGGCGGTGGCGGGTTTCCTATGGGTAGCATGGGTGGCTCGTCACCTGGACCCGCTGCTCCTCCTCCTCCTCCTGCCCCCATGGGTACACCGTTCAATGCGGCCAGTGCGGCCATGCCCGAGCCACCCCGTGCACGTCGTGAGATGCGCGGGCCCAGCGGCGTGGATGACATACTTCGTGCCTTTGAAGCCGAGCGCGCTGCAGCAACTGTGGGAGGTCCGCCGATCAGCGCAGCCGCCGCAGGTATTTTCACGCCCTCTGGACCACCTCCGACACCACCGCGTGGAGTGTCAATTCTGCGGCAGGGCGTAGGCACTCCTCGGGATCCTCTGGCAGAGTTCCTGGATGAGCAGAGTGTAGAAACGGGCAGCACCACAAATACAGAGCGTCGTCGGGGGCGGCGACGTGCTGTACCCACACCAGTGGGCGCGACGATGGATCTGAATGTCTAATAAGCCTATGAGTTGAAATGGATGCTAGTGATCTAACTAGAAAGCGCAAAGGTCTTGCCATTCTGCAAGGGGGAATCCCCAAGGGCGGTAGCTAGATGCCATCGTGGATTCACTGCCATATCGTGCGGATCTATGTGCATGCGATCATCCGTCACTGCCGGCACCTACTATCCGTTGGGTTGACGTGTCGTATGTTGCGGGTCAGTCTATCACACTCGCATGGGAACCTGTGCCAGGTGGAAAAGCAAACAAAGTACTTGCAAGTACGATGGATAGTGCTATACCGTATTAAGATTCACAACGCAGTTGTTACATATGATTTGAATACGACTGACACAAGTGTAACAATCTATAGAAGCGATCTAACACGTAATGAAATTGACTTCTATGTATTTTCGTATAAGAATGGAGTGCGTGGAGAAATTTCCCAAAACTGAAGTATACTGCGACTTCAGTAGCAGGATAGACTTATGGGCAGTTATCAAGACAGATTTAGGTGGTGATGGGTTTAATTGGTGGGGGCAACCACCGTCAACACGTGTAACGTACACAAATCTTAATACAGGTGAATCGTATACAACAACTATTGCGAAACCAGGAGTAGGCTGCACTGCTTGTTACGATCCAAACTATTCCAATATAAGCGCACGATACCCTATAAAATCCAAGTAACATGCGCCTCCTGACCCATGAAAGTCCCGATAAGAAAGTTCGTCGGTACCGCGATATCGGCCGCGACGAGCTCTTGGCCAGCCTACGAGCACGCCAAGATCATAGTTGGTTTGAAGCGATTCCCATGTTTGATTCGGGGCAACTGGTACGTGTCTATTTTGATGTTGATGCAGAAGGCCTGGACCCTGTTGAGCTGCGTACACAGATTCTCAGTGATCTTGTTCGCGTCTTTGGTGGGGTGACAGAGCACTGGGACATCGCCTCGTGTCATCGTGATCGCAAGGCGTCGTTCCATATCATGTCGCGACTATATATGATGCCGCTCCGAAAGCTCCGTCAGCTCGCTGTACAGTTTCCGTGGGCGGATAAATCTGCCTACTGGTTTCATTATCAAGATCGTGAGGAACAGGGCTTTCTGCGCCTGCCGTAACAGAGTAAGGGCGCTATCAACAAGGCCGGGCCGCCCCTGGTCGTGGAAGCCGGCGATGAAGCGGATTTCCTCGTGACTGATCTGACCGGCCTCAGTGCATGGCCGCACTCCAGTCCTTCAGGAGATACCACGTAGAATTCTCATTGAATGCATAGTGCAGCAGGAAAATCACAACCAATGTCATCCAGAACGCGACAATCAGATTGCGGGTTCCGATGAACATGATCGCGAAGAGCAGAAGCGGGCGGAATACGATGTTCTGCAGAAATGCTTCCTGCGCCGGTGTCACGCTGAGGACCATGAACCGGCCCCCGAGATTCAGCAGAATGTAGGCCAGACCGAGTACATAGGGATTCATATTGATGTCCTGGATGCTCGTCAGAATAGAATCTGCCATAGTGGTTGTAGTAGCCTGTGCCGGCGTGGAAGGCACCATGCCTCCACTCTGTTTCTCAAGTTGTAGCCGCTTTGGCATTCCCTACTCAACTCCGTGAAAAAAGCGGTCGTGGGCCTCTATACGCTCCCCAGGCGACCCACGCAACCCATAGGATGAGTGAGATAGCGCCAATGCGAAGTGACATATCCACTAACAGAAGCACAAGGATGGCACCGATTAGACGAAACAGCGGTTGGCGGGACAGTGTGGCGATGAAGTCCATGGTCGGCTCTCTGCTTTAGTGGGGGGATTAGGAATGGTACGACCGGTGTGAATCCTCATAGTCCACGGGGGAAGCGACGGGGCGTTCCTGGATCTCTGTGGGATGCTCATCCAGTGCACGTTCACTATCCCAACGGTGGGCGTGCGAATCAACCTCGTCTTTGTTGAGAACCGGACCCTCTGTCCGTTCCTGAATGGCAGCGGGTTCCTCTGACATGATCTCCTCCGAAATCCAGCGCCGTTTGTGCGTCACGTGATCCTTGTTGAGTACGGGCGCGACGAAGGGTTCGTCATATACTGCGGGGCCGTGAAACCATACACCTGCCAGGAGAATGACGAGCGCAGCGGCCAGAACCGGTTCTCGCTGCCAGCACCCGAGCCAGATCGCGAGAGCCAGCGTGCCTACGACACCAACCGCGCCATGCAGCAGACGCCGGCCGGTGGCAGGGATCTGATGTGGCATTGCACCGAGGAGCACAAGACCACCTGCGACGAGCCACTTGGGCGGCACGGGCATCCAGTGCGGGCGCATCGGCGTTGGTTGCGTGTGCGCCTGCATCGTCTCTGTCTTTACTCGCGGTTTACGCACGGGCCGCGGGATTGCGCCAGTCTTCGAGCAGCGGTCGCAGAAGAAAATCAGAGCGGAGGGCGGCGGTCTCCTGCCCCTTGATAAACACAAAGCGATACCCGAAGTCCTCTACAAGATTCCTGATCGTGGACCCCGTCTGTTCATCTACGAGATCCTCCTGCGGGAAGTTCTTCTGGAGGTATGCAAGAAGGCGCACTTCAGCGGTAACGGCATCATCCACCGAAGGCACCGGTTCCTGGATCGTGGTGTCCAGGGGCGGTAGCCAATCGGGATAGGCACCCAGGAAGTCATCAACTGTGAGATTTGCGCGGAAGTCACGACGGCCATAGACACGGTCACGAAAGTCCGCCAGAATGCGGAGAGCGGTGGTGCCCTGTTTCCGAATATCGGCGTCGCTGAAGATAAGGAGCTGCTTGTAGAAATTCTTGGCCTCGGATGTTGTTGGTGCCGAATCCAATGCCATCGTGGACATGTCCATCAACGAGGGTCCGGGCATCTTACCTGCCGTTGTAATGAATGGTTCGCGCGTCCACCACTGCTGCTGCTGCTGCCGCGATCCAGCGAGTACCAGATGCGACACTAGTGCTGCAACTGCAAGAACTAACAGTATCACCAAGGCTAGCGTACTGGCATCCATTACTTGGGACTGGGGTTTGTCTTCTGTTGCCGTTATCCGCTGCTTCCATTAGGGGATCATGAGTAGTGTGTTTTGTTCCATGGAGGAGGCATTCAACGGGCCGCTGGTGCCCAGCGGGGGTGCGCCACTCTTTCCTGGTCAGAAGCCACCGAAACACAAGCGGCGCAAGGATGGGATTGAGTCCTTCGTGTCACCGCCACCACCTCCCGATCGGCAGGTGACACCCGCACCCGAACCACAGGTGCTGCGTGGGCCTGCTGTATCTGAGCAGCAGCCCGTGGGGGGCAGTGGCAGCGGTGGCAACAGCAGTCTGGACGGTGGTGTTGGTCTCCAGGAGTTTTTTCCGCTACCCGGCGAAACGGCGGGCACGGATGAGTGGACAAAAGCCTTCACGCTGGAACCCTCCGCACATCCGGGTATCCCGGTGCCGCGATTTGATGGATCTGTGCCTGTAAACGGCAAGCCAACACTCTGGCGGCAGATTCCTGTGCCGCCCGTTGCTGCCAATGAGCTGGCGCCCTTGGGACAAGCGGGCGCGGCCTTTGCGGCTGCTGCGCCGGCAGACATCATGCAGCGCCTGGACGCGCTGACACAGCAGCTGGAGGGTCTCACGAAGCCCAACGCTGGCCAGAGCACCGCCGAGCTCTTCCTGTTCGTTGCGATCGGCCTGTTAGTTCTGTTAGCCGTAGATACGCTTCTCCGCTTTGCGACTCACATCGCACAGCGGGGAGGGGCGCGCTCTGCCTTTCGCATCAACCGACAGGTGCACGCATCGGCACTGCGTTAGCGTTAGATGAATGTCACGGTGGCGGTGCTTGAGGCTTTGCGACGTTCAGCGGGTTGTGCGGCGAGCATACCGGCAACACCCTCGGCGGCAGCGGGTCTGTAGGTCGCCGTGCGTTTCCGTTCGGAGGTCTTCGTTGCGGCTGTGCCCGCAGCCGTTGCAGGATGCTTCGCCGCCTCGGCGGCTGCAGTCATGGCCTGACGGATAGGTGAATCTTCCGTGTAGTACTGCACCGACTGCTCCTTCCAGTGTACGAGGAGACGATTCGCGCCCATGTAGAGAACCTTGAAACCCGAGTGACGTAGATTCCATACAAGATAGAGTATGGCATCTTTGACATCATACCGCGGGCAACCCGGAGTCCATTCGGGTACATCGTAATACGTCATCTGTCCGCTCGCAGGCTGCGTGGAAGCCCAACGAATCTTCTGATGTATGGCGGCAAGGAGACGATTGTAGGTCTGTAGACGGAGAGCATCCAGCTTTGCCTGGTTCTCAAAGAGTGATGCCGGTGTGAGCTGCGGTGGCGCCTGTTGTGCCATTCCCTTGTTTGTAGTCAGAGATATGATGACCGCGTGGTATCCGCGTGAGGTCTCCCTAAGTTCTGGTGGAATCATGCTCTGCGGTCAGCTGGGTATTCTAGCTGCTCTCCAGGAAGCGGGGACATTTCGTCACGTGCGGGCATGGCACGGCTGCTCGGCGGGAGCCATCTGCGCCTTTCTCGGAGCTCTGGGGGTGAGCCCTGGATGGATGCGCACACTCATGGAAACACTGCGGATTCACGAAGTTACGCAGCCTCAAGAGCACTGCGTGGAGAGCCTGTTGGATCACTGGGGTCTCAGTGATGGCACAGAAATGGTGGAATACTTTCGTTCTCTGGTGGAAACCTGGGAACCTGGTGCCGGCTCCTGGACCTTTGCAGATCTGGCGCTCGCGCGACCTGGCGTCACTCTGTCAGTTATTGCCACGAATCTCACACGGGGAACACAGCAGATCTACAGCACGCGGGCCACGCCAACCGTGCGGATTTTGGATGCTCTGCGGGCGTCGTGCTCTATTCCACTGTATTTTACACCGGTGCGTGACGCCTCGGGGGATCTCCTGTGCGACGGTGCTGTCTTGGAATATTATCCGTGGTCATACTTGACAGACAAGGACAATACTCTGGTCATTGTGGTAAACCCGCGGCACTTTGAGGGTTCGTGGGAAGCTGCTCCGACACATATTGGGGAGTATGTTCAAACAATTGCCAGGCTTATGCTCCAACGCAGTATAGACAAACCGCGTCACTGGATTGGCATCGGTGACCCTGCCGTCATGATGTTTGATTTCGGCCTGCCTATGGAGATGCGGTTGGGACTCTTTGAGCGGGGGTGCTCCGCGGCGCGGGCGTTTCTGGAGTGGTCGCGTCGGCAACTTACAGATTCTGCGCAAGCCACGCCTCAAACTCGGGAGCCGTCCGCCCGCCAGAGTATTTCTTGCGCTGACCACCGCTCTCCAGAAACAGAGTCGGATAGCCCTGAATGTCATAGCCCGCAGCGGACTGCTTATCCTTCTCGGGATTCACGTAGCGCATCGTCACGGTCTTCCCGCCGATGGTCTTTGTAGAGCCCAGCTTCTCAAACTCGGGCTTGGCGGCCACGCAGTGGGGGCACCAGTCTACGCCGAACATGGTGAAGGTTGCGGTTGCGCCACTATCATAAAACCCCTCGGCCGTGTAGCCACCCAGGAGACGGCGGGTGCCACCAGGGCCCAGCCACGGCTGCTGCTGCTGCGTGCCGCCAGGACCGAACCAGTGACGTCTCCACCTGCGGGTGCCGCCGGGCCCGAACCATGGGCCGCTCTCGGCTACAATGAACAGCACAAACACTAACAGGAGTAGTAACCCAGTGACAAAGATCCAGTAGGGCTTGAGTTCGGGAACAGCCATTCTTCTGATTCAGGCTAAGGATTTCGTGGTGTTAGTTGCATAATGGACTCGCGATCTTTCGTTTGGGGTGGCCGGCTTGTGACTGTTGCGCTGCCGTGTGATGCCGCGCACTGGAGTGAACGGGCTCGGTGGACCTACGTGCAGGCGCGGGCCGCAGGCGGTGACGAAGGCACGGGGATGCGATCGGCACTGACCGTGGAGTTGCCTGGACTCGGGTACGGAGGGGTGACTAAAGTGAAGCCACTCCCCTTCTCGTACGCCGTGCATGGACACGACGACGTTGAGCTTTCCGCAGAGTACGGCAGGTCTTCCCCTTCCGCGCACGCGAACAACCGCTCTCAAACGCGGAAACCTCGCGTTCCATCGCGGCCTGCGACCGGTGTGGTGTCGGGCACTGTAGACCCGCACACACGCCCTCCTCTATTTTCCACATCCAGAGCATCACAGCCTCGCGGCCACGCGCGAGCGGCGGGAGGCCCACGGCACGCATCGCAGCGGCCCACGACTGGCGCCAAGCCGCACAAGGCAGGATGGATGGGATCAGCTGCCACCAGCGCTTGAGATATTTCAGACGGGCCTGTCGGCTGAGGAGGTTGTACCGATTCTGCGTGGCTTCATCCAGGGTGGCCCAGTCTACTGCGGACTCAGGCGCATCTGGCATCGGAACGGCTTTGTAATCCGCAGCAGGTGTACTGAATGCAACGGACGTCATGAAATCCCAACCAAGGAGTGGTGTTCCCTTACAGAGACCGGCGTGGAGCTTCGCGTAACGCCGGTGTACAGTGGGCCACGCAGGGTCACGGGCGGTGACGAGGCCCTGACCGCGGAGTTTGCCGTTCACGCGATTGTGAATGTCGTACATCCAGCGGCTGAATGAGGCAGGGCTGGCCACTATGGTGTCGGTGAGCGGCTGAACGCGGATATAATCGTGAAAGGAGGCACGACAGTACTTACACGGCAGAACGAACTCCAGCAGATGAATCCATTCTGAGATGGCCGCAGCGCGGTCACCAACAGGTTCCGCTGCAACGAGATGGAGAAGTTTCCAGCCACTCGGACCCCAAAATCGTGTGTCCATGGCGTATTCCCTTACTTCAGATGTTGGTTTTGACCTCCAGGAGTAGTACTCATCTCTGCCATGACTGAGTAGTATTCCACTGTTGGTTCATCGTGCGCAGTTGGCAGCTTCGGTTTATTGTACCGCTTCAGATCATGAAGTGCACAGCTACCACAATGATCTGTGTTTGCCATATCTATCTTCCAGTTGTTGGCCTTCTGCCCCTGTATAGCCCATCGGCCGAGCGATTTGATTTCATGTGTAATACGTGATCGGAGCATCGTACAGGGCCAGGGCAGCGCTAGTTTGCCAAAGCAACTTTACATAGGGCTGATGGACGCCAGCAGGGGGCGCACCATCCACGGCTCCTCGGGCTTGTAGTCCGCCTTGCAGGTGACCTTGGGCTCAGGGCAACGCGGGGGCTCCACGGGGGCGCAGGGCGGGCATTCCTTGGGAGGCGGGCACTCCACCACGGGGCAACGCGGGCGCGGGCAAGGCGGGCACTCGCCGATCTTGCATGGCTTGTTGCACGTGCTAATGCAGGGCGGGCACGGGGGCACTGCGGACTTCAGGATGTACTTGGACATGTCGGGCGGGGCGGGGCACTCGCTCTTGAGCATGTAGCGGCTCAGGTCGGGCTGGGGCGGGCACGGAGGCACAGAGGCCCGCAGCACGTACTTGGACCAGTCAATCGCGGGGCAGCGCTTGTGGTCATCGGGGTCGCTACCAGGCCGACTGCAGCCGCCGCAGCCACTCGCGCAGCAGTCACGGGGCTTGCGCTGGCATATCTCGCAGTCAGTCTGCGTGACGTCCACGAACCCCTCCGCGCGTGCCTTCATCAGATGTGTCAGAACTGCGCCGATAATGAGGCCTACCAGAAGAACTCCAACATAAGGTGTCACTGCCTTCAGGGACATACTACTCTAACGTTAGCTGCGCATTTTGCGTGTGCGGCGTCCTGTGGGTTTCCATCCATGCTCCAGTGCACGCAACAGGCGTGCCTGTCGTTCTGCTTTAGAACAAGCAATGAGACGCCGGGAATAGCGCTTGCCACGTGGCCCAACAACCTGGCAACCGCGATGTGTACGGCGAATTCTGTAAGGCATTTCTGTTAAGTGCAGCAACTTACGCAGTCGTGGGCTCTTTGCCACGCTTCTGTGCTGCGATCTCGGCCTCGGCTTCCGCCTCGGCGGCAGGGGATCCGCCGGTGGGACCCGCAGCGGCTGTCTTCTTCGCAGCTGCGGAGGAAGAGGAGGAGCCGCTCGTGAAGAACTCCAGCGCACGCGGGTTCATGTACCACCAGATAGTGAAAGCCAGCACAACGGTGGCAATGGTTACCCACAGGATCCAGTCACGGATGATCATCTCAACCACGCGGCGGGTGCCCTCTGTCAGCTGATCCATTTGAACCGGGTCGCGGATTTTAAGGGGCTTTAGACGCGGTTGCAACTCTACAGAAGACGGCACTTACACGTGCCGCTTCGGACAATTAAACTGCGCGGGATCCACCGTTGGTACCGAGTACCGGAGACGATCGCAGACAGTGTTAATGGCATTCTCCGCCTCTGTCTCGGTCTCCAGAGCCTTGTCGCCCCACGCGGGGCAGCCCAGTGCCTGCGCATTCGGCTTGCCAAAAGCCTCCTCCATCTGCTTACAGAGGGTTCGGGCACGTGTCACGAGATCCGAAGGATCATAGTCCACCTTCTCCAGTGACTTGGCCGACGGCCACGGTGCGCCGGGCCAGCTCGCAGCAGAGACAGATGCAGGCGCCGGTGTCCGCATGTTGCGAAGCGCCGCCACCTTGGCACGTGCCGCGTGAACCTGGTGCGGTGTCATGTTCTTGCCTCCACGCTGGAGCTGTGTGAGCATACCCGCAACCGCCCGTTTCAGCTCCTGTTCCGCCGGATCGTGACTGATCGTCAGCTGCCACTCTACATCCTTCAGTGCCGCCACGATATCCGCTGTGCTCTCGGCATACGGTTTTTCTTGTTGTGACGGCGGTGACTCCATCGCAAACAGTGTCGGCAGTGGCTGATCCGGCTTCAGCATCTGGCGCAGGAAGAGGCGCGCGGCACCCATGCGGATCGGCGGCAGGCCAGCGGGGCTAGACCGCTGTGCATCGCGGATCTCCTGCTGGAAGACCTGCAGCTGCTGGAAGCGGAGACGCTCCAGCTGATCGGGCTGTGGGTGATCCTTGAGCTCCTTGATGCCCGCCTCAAAGAGGCCGCGGAACTCACGGTACTCGTCGGCATCCAGGAAGGCATCCGCCGCACGACCGACGCCGAAGCTGTGGAGTTCCTCCAGATTCGGGAACTTGCGACGGAACGCTGCATTCTCGCGGCGCATGTCAGCGATCTCCTGAGACACGACGCGGGCGGTATCGGTGATCATGCCGGTGCCGATCTGGTCGCGGATGGTCGCGATGCGGGCCTGGTAAATGACGCGCTGGTGACGTTGTTCAGGCGTCAGCGCGCCGGGATTCTCATTTTCAATCTGATCCACCGCCTCCAGCCACATCACGAGACGCATATCCAGTTCCTGTAAGTCCTTCTGGGTCGCAGGGAGATCACGCGGTGCAGCGGCGGGGCCAGGCACGGTGCTCGGTCTCCCCGCGGCAGCGGGAACAGTGGCCGCAGCGTTGGCGATCGGCGCTTTGCTGAGGTCACCAGGCACGAAGTAGGGATCCTCGGGTTCGGGGTTTTCGCCTGCTGCGCCGTAGGGACGACCCGCGATGGGTGGCAGAGAGCGAAACCCTTCTGCCCCCAGCCCCTGCTGTTGACTCTGCCAGAAGAGCAGCGCGGCAATCACGAAAAGCGCGGCCACAGCGCCAAGTACGGGTGTTGATGCCATCCTTATTCAGGGTCGCGCAAAATATGATCTCTGCGGCATCACGGTGCGTGGTGACTAACACAGAATGGGACTGGATCTGGAATTCTATGATGAGCACGGCCAACACGTCCACGGATTTCGCTGCAACTGGTTTCGGGAAGCTCCATGGGAGATTCGTGAACTCACGTTTCGTGGCAACGGAGACTTACTCACAGCAGCCGAAGTCGCTGATCTGTGGAAGGCACTTCTGGAGTATAGGCGGCGATTTATCTGGAAAGAACCCGCGCCACCAGACGATCTGTTGGCTCTCGTAAAGGATATTTATCCTGATGACGGCACCGTGCTATCAACAGATGAAATATCTAACATACTTTAGAATGGAGTAGAGGATGGAACAGTAGAATACTCTGCTGCGCATCGGTGGTCTGAATATCGTGATGAAGCGGAAAACTGCGGATTCTACGACAGTGAAGGGCACACGGATGATATTGATAGGATTGACTACATCCTTGAAACCCTTGCGGCGGCTGTTCGTGAAAACTGGTATGGGCGTTGGTCTTACTAAGGCAGCGTGCAGTTCCAGCAGGGAACTTCATCCAGGCGCACATACTCGCTCATATCGGGACACACGGGACACTTGGGGCAGTCGGGTGTCGGTGCCGGCTTGGGGCCAGGAGGAGGCGGGGGAGGCGGCGGATGGGTTACTGCTTCTGCCGCCTTTGCTACATCACGATCGCGCGCCAGTTTGTCAACTTGTGGCGTCGGACCAGAGGTCGCCGCAACCAGTGACGGTGTCCCCAACAGATTTGCCAGTGCGGGTGAGATCTTAGGTGACTCGGGTGCCGGCGCGTCTTCAAAGCGCTCAGTCAGGCTGCGGCCCATGAGAATTCCAATGGCGATCAGGAAAAGCAGCAAAAGTGATAGCAGTAGCACGCTCATTACCGTGGGTTAGGAAAATGGCGCTGCGTCGCATTTGGATTGATGATGGCGCCGTGGAGGTGGGCCTAGACGAAGCCGGTCGCGGATCTCTGTGGGGACGCCTGTATGTCGGTGCCGTGGTCATGTCGCCCGAAGACGAAGCGTACTTTGATCATGGAGCTACCGTGTTAGCGGAGATCGCGGACAGCAAGAAACTAACGCGACGGAAGCGGGGGATTCTGGCGGATTTCATTCGGGAGAATGCGATTGAGGTGGCCGTGGCGTATGCAGAACCGGAGGAAATTGATCGTGACAACATCCTCCAGGCTGATATGTCGGCCATGCACCGGGCGCTAGATAGTATGATTGTGCCGTTCCAACGAATCCTCGTGGACGGAGATATATGGAGGCCGTACCCTCGCGGGATTCCGGCCATTACAATAGTAGATGGCGATGCGGTAAGTCTACCCATCGCGGCTGCGTCTATCATCGCGAAAGAGGCGCATGACCAGTGGGTGCGGGAAGAGCTGGAACGGAGGCCGGAGTTACAGGAGCGATACGGGCTGGGAAGCAATATGGGATACGGAACTGCCGCACACATGGCTGGCCTGAAGACATGGGGTGCTGACGTGCTGCACCGGCGGTCCTTTGCACCGGTAGCAGCCGTCGCTCCTCCAAGCAGCGGTCCTGCCAAGGTTCGGCGTCCTCTGTTCCGCTCTCATTAGTGCTTCCCGCGATGCGTCCGCCGATGACGACGGGGCGGGTGAGGAAAGGGAGAAAGAAAGCGACGTGTTTTGCGGAAGCGATGACGACGGCGGGCACCACCTGCCTGAATGTTGCAGAGCTGCTGGCGGTCACCAACAAGTTTAGAATATGCCATGTCTAAGGATTCCTTAGCATCATCATCTGCATACGTTTCAGCACGGATACCAGCATAGGAATCAGACAGTTCACTGAATCGGTGTGTAGAGTGGCGCATTGTCTTCGCGAGTTTCCTAGCACGTCGGATCCAGTTATGAACTTGCCCTGACATTCTATGAGAGGGTGATGATTTGGGGCTATTGGTAGTTTATAGCTCAACGTCTCATCGCATTAGGAAGGTGGGCCTGCTCAACGTTTCAAACACGATATTCATAGGAAGGGTCCTCGCTCAATGTTTCAAAAAAACGATCATCATAGGAAGGGGGTCCCGAGTTGGTTTCCCCTTTAGCGTCGTCGGATTTGACGTAGTAAACTACAGGTCAATCCTCCTTAGAAGAAGCGGAAGCCGCCCTGCTGCTGCTTCTCGCGCTGCTGCTGGCGGCGGCTCTGGCGCTGCTGCTGGCGGCGGCTCTGGCGCTGCTTGCGGCTCTGCTTCTGCTTCTGCTGGCGGCGGGACTTGCGGCGGGACTTGCGGTTACGATGGGACATACGGTGAGTGCGGGCCATCTTTATACTCGTGGGGCCGAAAATAGTTTTGGCAGAGGGGCTGACGGTCGGCCCAAACTTGCCCCGTCGTCACCTGACCGCACCGCCGGGGTACGATGACACGACCTGTTCGGATCCTTCTCCTTGATACAGAAACCAACGGTCTTCCCGCCGGTCGCCAGATCCCCGTGGCCCAGTGGCAACACTATCCAGCCGTTCTCCAGTTGAGCTGGGCTATCTACGAAGTGGACGCCGGGAGCCGACAGATAGGGTTACCCGTCTCCAAACGCGACATCGGACTGGCTCTTGATCCTTCTGTACCCTGGAATGCCGAAGCAGCCGCCATTCACGGAATCTCAGAGGTGGAGGCCCGCCGGGGTACTCCAGCCGCTGAAGCACTTACAGAACTCGCCCGTATCCTCACCGGAGTGGATGTCGTCGTGGCGCACAATCTGGCATTTGACAAAGCCGTGCTCCGCGCTGCGGGGTATGCAGAGGCAGATCGCCGGGGCAGCGAAGCGGCGGCTGCTCTGCGCCAGCTCTGGTCCTCCACGATCCAGGAGTTCTGTACCATGAAAGAGCTGCGTGACCTCGTCGCGATTCCGAGCCCTTACTATGGCGCGGCATCGGGGCGTTTCAAAGCTCCCAAACTCAATGAGCTCTACGCGTGGCTCTACGGTCACACCTATGACGTGTCGGGTGCCGTCATGCACACCGCACGCGCGGATACGCACTGTCTGGCACAGTGTCTCTCCATGTTGCTGCGACGTGGAATCGTGTCAGTTCGCGGCCGGTGCCTTGTTACGACGGCGACTGCGGCGACCACGCACAGATGATTCTGCACGCAGTGCTCCTACGAGTTCCTTACGCTTCGCCGTCACACGCTCACGATGCGCCTTTTTGAGTTCGGGCAGCGACGGCTGGTGACCTACACATTCCAGTGGAAAGACATCGTGGGGCTTACCCCCGTTGCGCACGGCGATCTCACGACGGGCGGCCTCCAGCTCAATGAGTTCGTGAATCACGCAGAGGAGGCGCACGGGGAGATATCCCTGTAAGTCCGTGAAATACATGGCGTAGTACATTTGAATCAGGAGATCAATGGACCCCAGGCGGTAGCCAGCAGGATCCTGTAGGGTTGTGTAGCTGTGACAGGCTACGGTGTCAAAGACAACAGCGACGAGGCTGCGACGACCTGTCCTGAACTCAGTGCGTGCGGGTAGCAGTTCACCCATAGCATCGTACTCGGTGGGTCGCAGCCCCTGCTCCTTGAGCACATCGGTTAGCGCTTCTCTGTGATCTGTCAGCATGAGCACGACTTCATCCGCACGCGGCTCGCTGCCCATCAGATAGGATGCACCGCTCAGGAAGACCGCACCGGCCTGGATACCAGCTCCTACGATGCGATCATGGCGGTCTTGGGACTGCCGCCTCGGCCCCGGGGATGCAAGGGCGTGACTGTCAGTCCGCTTCTGGGCGGCCAGTGCGTCTAACGGCTCGGCTACGCAGTGACCCGCACGCAGAGGATGTTCTTCGTTCAGCAGAAGTAAGCGCTCGTAGACTTTTTCCCAGCGCTTCACGTCACCAGCGGGGCGGCTCAACTCTAGATAGATATTCATGCGCAGGAAGTTGACACTGGCGTACCGAATGCCGTCAATCGTATCGGCATCGGCGACAACACGATTATAGATTTCGGCGGGCATGTAGGTGATATCCGCGGCGCTGCGATAGTTCACGAAGATCTTGTAGGTGCCCTCGTGGATACCGAATTTGGCTTCTACATCCTGAAAGCCCTCTAACTCAAACGTCGCGATGAGATCGGCACAGTCCTGAATGGGGTCGGGTGTCATGAAGTCGTAGTCGGGCAGATAGAGTGCCGGATCGTAGAACTTGTGTTCGGCTGACAGATGGGCGTTGATGGCTGCACCACCGTAGACGACACGACCACGGTTGCGCAGAAAGCGTTCCATGACATCCACTATCTTGCGGGCCTCAGTGTCCTCAGCGGCGAAGCGCTCCTGGAAGTCGGCAGCCTCGGCGGCAGCGGCCTTGGCGAGGGCCACGAGTTCGTCTACGGAGGCTTTCTTGACCATGCCCCTTACTTGGGGTGGCGGTTACCGGCCGGTGCCAACGCTGCGCACTGGGGTTCGTACAAAGAAGGTCACTACGTTCCCTTCTTGACACTCACGGGGTTCGTACAAAGAAGGTCACTACGTTCCCTTCTTGACACTCACGGGGTTCGTACAAAGAAGGTCACTACGTTCCCTTCTTGACACTCACGGGGTTCGTACAAAGAAGGTCACTACGTTCCCTTC